ATCTTCTGTAATTGGGTTTGATATTGTAAATGTTGGTAAAGGATTTTTATCAACTCCAACTGCTGAGTTGATTGATAATTGTGGGAAAGGTTCTGGTGGTAGTCTTACAGTAAATATGGATTCCGATGGTAAGTCAGTTAAAAATATAACAATTAATGCTCCGGGAGATGGATATATACCATCCCCAGATGGTAGTCTAGGTGGAAATGAGAGAGTATGGAAAGAACCTGATGAAGGTTATGTAAGAACTCCTTCTGGTGGATATCATGTCGTTCAACCCCTAAGACCTATAAAAGTAAAAGCAGGAAGTACTTATTATCCACCAAATGGTCCACCAAGAGTTCTGCAACAAGATGAAATTATTACATTGCCATTAGTTCCAGTAAAACCAAAAGATCCTACATCATTTGGAACACCGTATCCAGTCATTCTTTGTATAGAAGAGATAAAGGTATTGGACCAAGGATTTGGTTATCGTCAGGGGGATGAACTTATTATTACTCCAGATAATGGAACTAAAACTGAGTTAGTAATTAATGAGTTTGGAAATATTACAGAAGTTAAAATACTTCAAGGTGGTTGTGGATTTGATGATATTCCACAAATTAGAACAAATTCACCTACTGGATTTAATGCAACTTTTACTCCAATTTTTAAAGTTACGCAAATTGATCCTACAAAAACAATTGAATCGCAAGTTGGTCCAGTGGTTGATGAAGTTCGTTTAGTGACAGTTATTGATTGTGTTGGTAAATTTGCTCCAACAAATACTTTTAATGTTCCGAGGTAATATAAATGGCAAAATCTGAAAATTTAGAAACAAAAGACATAAGAACTAAAGATGGCAATTTAAGATTAGGACATATTCATACTGATCAAGTAAAGTCATCAATTATGATGCAGGGTCAGGGTGGATTGGAGTATATTACTATAGACCAAACTGCACCAAGAAATGGTTGGATTACGTCAAGATGTAGGGGAAGATATCAAGTTGTTTGTGGTGATAATGTTCCTGATGGAGATGTTGCAATGTATTTTAGTTCTTGTGGAGATAAAGGACTAAGTAGAGGAAATATTGAGATTATTACAAAGGGAGTATTTAAAGTTAATGCAAAAGATATTCAATTGATTGCTACTGGTACTGATAATAGTACGGGAAGAATAACCCTACAATCAAACGAAGAGATTAAGTTGAATTCAAAACAGATTAATCTTAATGCCAAAGAGGCAATGAGTTTGTTTTCTGATGGAGAACTAAATACTACAGCAAAAAATATTATGAAAATGACCGCAGGGTCTTTTCAAAAATTAAGTGCAGCAAGTGCATTAAAATCACCAGCATTCCCTGTTAATCAGAGGGCTCTTGGTTCTGTAAAACCTGGTTCAATTTAAGGAGTAAAATTTATGTCTTCTTGTAGTGATAGTGAATTAATTAGTGGACAATTATTTGTAACAAATGGAACGTCTAAACCTAAAGCACTTGGAACTGGTAAAAATAGAGTAGATGGATCCGCATATTTAAGAGGTCCAGTTCAAGTTGGAACAGACAGTTCTTTTGATGAAGCAAATGCTTCTTTAATGGTTGGTCCTCCTGATAATCCTGATATGCCAGGTGGTTTGTATTCTGTTTATGTTAAAGATGATATAAAGCATGAAGGGGATAAAATTCACGATGGAAATCTTATAGGTAGTAATTTAAAGGGATGTACAGGTCAAAATTGTAGTTGGACATCAAGCAAAATTAATATTCAATCTTGGAAGGGATTTGATATTGAACATCCATCTAAAGAAGGGCATCGTTTAAGATATGTTTGTTTAGAAGGACCTGAGGGTGGTGTTTACATTCGAGGAAGAGTTAGAAGCAAAACTGAAATTCTACTTCCAAATTATTGGAAAGACCTTGTAGACATTCAATCTATCACAGTATCTTTAACACCTGTTGGTGCTCATCAAGATGTGATTGTAAAGAGATGGGATGAGGAAAAAATTTATTTACAATCAAAAGGCGGAATGCCAATTGATTGCTTCTATCATATTTTTGCAGAAAGAAAAGATGGAGAAAAATTAATTGTAGAATATCAGGGAGAATCTCCTGCAGATTATCCAGGAGATTCTTCTCAATATTCAATTGCTGGATATGATTATGGGAGAAAGGAATGACACAATATAGAACTTATCTTGATGACTCAACTCAAGCAGGACAAGAAACTATTTTAGGTATTCAACAAAATGGATCAGAATTTGGTGTTGGAGTAAGCACAGATATAATTTGTAATAATATTAGTGCAGGTATTATTACTGCATCTCAAATCAATGGTACATTTATAGGTATCTCTACTTTATCTGTTAATTATTCTTTTACTGCTGGAGTATCAACCTATGCAACTTCTGCAGGCATATCAACCTATGCAACTACATCTGGTATCTCAACAACTTCACAAGGACTCACAGGAACTCCAGATATTGCGGTTGGAATTATAACTGCCAATTCTTATTCTATAGCAGGAAATACTTCGGTTTATGCCGGAGCAATTGGTGTATCTACAGTAGACTCATCTACCACAGGAGTTCATTATATTACTTACGATACTACTAGTAGTGCAGTAAATATTTCTAATTTTACTTCAGGAAAAAAGTTTGAAATTATCGCAAGAAACTCTTCGGGTGGTAATAGAAACTTGATTATAAGAACAAGCACTACTGCATCTGGGCACTCGGCAATTGCAATAGGTGGTCCTGGTGCATATGTAACCAATGGAACAATTACTATTGCTTCTGGTAGCATATCATATATTAATGTTTTTAATATTAATGGAACTATCATCGGATCTTACACTGCTTAATAGGACTTGACACCAGCACCTGACCGTGCTATGATACGTGAGTAATCAAGAAACGAACTGAATGCAAAATGAGTACCTGGCACGATGCGTCGTTGACCCAATCAAACGAACAGTGTATCTTTACTCCAGTGAGGGGTCAGAACGTGAAGTGGTCTGTGATACGGTTGATGAGTTTATGAATGTGCTAGAATTTGTACGTTCGACGGTGGATGAAGAAACACTTTCTTATGCAAGTCCTCTCTGAAACCAAAATTGACTTTTAATTCCATTTAGGTCGAAAAAAATCTCCCGGTAAAATTCTCACACGATACTTTTTCAAAAAATGCGTCCAGAAACAAGAGAATCAATGGAAATGCTGTTTAGTGCTCGTTGGAATGTTCCAAAAGCCGCAGCAAATTGTAATCTTACAAACAAAGAAATGAAGATTACGTTTAATGAATACTGCACTTTACATCCTCAGACTTATACAGTAGAATCTGATAATCAACTCAGTCTTCTCTGAGTTTTTTGGCGGTGTAGCCCAATTGGCAGCAGGCAAATGACTTAAAATCATTACAGTGTGGGTTCGAGTCCCACCACCGCTATGGGGTTTAACCTCTAAATAAACAAAAGTATTAGGAACTATTCTATGAAATACAGAATAGATGCCAGGTATGTTTGGTACAACAAAGGAACACAACTTGTTCTGATGTATTTTATCCAAAATATTCCTTTTACTTTTGATGATGTTCCAGATAGTCTTATGTATGATTTGGAACTCATAGAATTAGCAGACAACGAAAAACGATTTGAACCAGAGGATTTATATCAAGCATCCTACTATCTTATGATGGAAGAATGTCATCCTCTGATGTTTGAAGTTGAACTGGAAAATCCAGAAATGTTGCCTGTTGATTAATTTGCCCTTGTAGACCATATAAATAAAATAAAAAGGTCTACTATGTTAGGTAAATGTAATTTTTGTTCTGTAGAATTTAAATATTGTTCTAATATATGCCAACAACAATTTCAACAAAAACAAAGAATAGATGAATGGTTAAGTGGCGGAAGACCTCCTGGAAAAAAATCACTTAAAAAATATTTAAGTGAAACTTTTGGATATAAATGTTCTTGTTGCAATATTTCTGAATGGAATAATAAACCTTTATCATTAGAGATTGACCATAAGGATGGAAATCCTTATAATAATGATATATCAAATCTTCGTTATATTTGCCCAAACTGCCACTCACAAACTCCTACATATAAAGGAAAAAATAAAGGGAATGGTAGACTTGAAAGGCGTGATAGAGCAAGATTAGATTTTCATAGACAAAAAATATGCCTCTAAAGCATTGTGGTGATGCACCGCTCTTGTAAAGCGGAGACGACAGTTCAATTCTGTCTAGAGGCTCTGAGTTCTATAAAACTCCAAAATGTCATTAATTTCGCAACAAGATAGAAAAACTGCAATTGAAGCACTTGATTTTTATCTCTTCAATAAAAAGTTTGACTTAACTGAAGAAAAAAGAATGGAACTAAATGCTCTTATAAATTGGATTAAGTTAGAGTATAATAAGAATGAAGATAAATCTCTGGTACTGCAAAGATATGAATCAATGGCGTTGGACTCTTACCGACGACTCAAGACCCATTCTTAAACAAGAATCAGGTCAACAACCAGACCTTCGTACAGCAATGAATGATGTTGCTACAACCGTAGAATATATGATGAAATCCTCACAAGAATGAGTAAAAATACTCAGTTTTTTATAGATAGAGTAGGTAAAGAAGAAATCAAAAATCTTCTTTATACCTATCATTATCTTAAAGACGAATCAAAAGATTTTAAAAGTGGATATAACTACGGTCTTTTCCGATCATCTGTTACTGATGTCCTTCATATTGATAAGTGCTTGGGTTGTTGTGTCTTTACTAAGATCCCCGTCCCAGAAATAGCAGTTGGGGCATTTGGGTTACAGAGACACGAACAAGAGGGTTTATATGAACTTTCTAGATTGTGCATTCATCCCGATATTCAGAAAACTGAATATAATATCACCTCTTGGTTCGTCAGTCGTTGTATAAAGAGGTTCAGAAAAGATGCCTGCGTTCGTGCTATTCTTAGTTACGCTGATGCTAATCACCACTCTGGAGTTATATACAGAGCTTGTAATTTTACTTACTACGGTTTAACAAATCCCAAAAAAGACTTTTACTATGCTGATGGCACAAAGCACTCAAGAGGAAGTGTGAAAGGTGCTGAAGGTGAATGGAGAGAAAGAAGTAGAAAGCATAGATACTTAATGATATTTGACAAGCAACTTAAAGAAAGGTTGACTTGGAAAGAGGAGAAATGGTATAATATTTAAGGCGATACTTAACCAGACCCTTCCGTGTGCTTCAGAACCCTCCTTTATGAGGGTTTTGTTGTATGATAAATAATCCATAACGGAACTATAAGTATTAATAAGATGGGTCTCTCCAGATTAGATAATTTTCTGAAGTCAGCAAGAGGAACAATTCTTTATGTTGATCCGAATGCCTTAGATTCTACAGATAGCATAGAAAATCAAGGAAATTCTCTTGCAAGACCTTTTAAAACAATTCAAAGATCTCTTGTAGAAGCAGCAAGATTTTCCTATCAAAGAGGTAGAGACAATGATAGGTTTGGAAAGACTACTATTTTACTTTATCCCGGGGATCACATTGTAGATAATCGTCCTGGATGGATTCCTACTGGTAGCGGTCAATATCAATTAAGAAGTAGCCAGACCTCTACAGACTTTTCTGATTGGGATTTAACAACTAACTTCGATGTTACTTCAGAAAGTAATGTACTTTATAAATTAAATTCAGTTCATGGTGGTGTAATAATTCCAAGAGGAACATCTATTGTTGGATTAGATCTCCGTAAGACAAAAATTCGTCCAACATATGTTCCAAATCCAGAAAATAATGAAATTGAAAGATCTTGCGTCTTTCGTTTAACTGGATCTTGCTATCTGTGGCAGTTTACAGTTCTTGATGCAGATCCAAATGGTCAGTGTTATTATGATTACACAATCAATAAAGTTGTTCCTAATTTCTCTCACCACAAACTCACCGCATTTGAGTATGCTGATGGGGTGAATAATGTTGTAATTGACGATGATTTTATTTCAAAGACTGATTATGGTCGTACAGACCTTGATATGTACTATGAAAAGGTTGGATTAGTTTACGGACAATCATCAGGAAGAGAAATTTCAAACGATTATCCTCCTTCAAATGATGTTGATATTGAGCCAGTTATTGATGAATATCGGATTGTAGGTTCTAGGGGTTCGGAAGTCGGAATTGCAAGTATTCGTGCCGGTGATGGTGTAACTGCAACAAATACTATTACGGTAACAACATCAGATAGTCTTGAGGGAATCAGTGTTGATACTCCTATTCAAATTTCTGGAGTAAGTGAAGTTGGATATGATGGAAAATTCGTTGTTTATTCTGTTACAAGTGACACTGAGTTTGTATATAAGGCATCTACAATTCCAAGCAGTCCAACAGGATCAGTTACAAGCGCAACAGCAAGTTTATCTGTTGATACTGTTACTTCTGCATCTCCATATATCTTTAACATATCTTTACGTTCTGTTTATGGAATGTGCGGTTTACTTGCCGATGGAGATAAGGCAACTGGATTCAAGAGTATGGTTGTTTCTCAATTCACAGGAGTTGGATTGCAGAAAGATGATAATGCATTTGTAAAATATGATAGTTCAACAGGAACTTATAAAGATTCAACATCAAACTTTACTAACTTATTTGCAGATTCTAATGCAAAATATAAACCCGAATATGAAAACTACCACATTAAAGCAACAAATGATGCTTACCTTCAGTTAGTATCAGTATTTGCTATTGGTTATGCTCAACATTTTGTTACGGAGAATGGTGGAGATATGTCCATCAATAACTCCAACTCTAACTTTGGTTCTAAAGCACTCGTAGCATCTGGATTTAAGAGAGAGGCGTTTTTAAGAGATAATACTGGTTATATTACCCATATTATTACTCCTCAAGAAATCGAAGCGGAAGATGGATCTGTTGAATTTGTTGCGGTTGATGTTGATAAAACAGTTGGTGTTGCAAGTACAAACAGACTTTACTTGTACAACTATAGTGATGTAAACAATCCACCAACAAATGTAATTGATGGATTCAGAATTGGTGCAAAAGTAAATGATGAACTATATGTTCAAGTTGTAAATAGTGGTATTTCTTCAGAATATTCTGCTCGAATCATTATGCCGAGCACGGAGTTTTCGTCGGAAGAAACTTCTCATCAAAAATCCTTTACTATTTTAAAAACCTCCGCATCTGAAAACAGTATTGTTGATAAAATTGTAACATTCACTCAACCACATTCATTCAGAACTGGAGAATCAATAAGATTCATTAGTGATGATGGAAATCTTCCAAGTTCAATTTCTCCATCAAAAGTTTATTATGCAATTGCAAATGATCTTGCTGGAGTTGGTATAGGATCCACGCAAATTAAAATCGCACAGACATATACTGATGCTTTCCAGAATATTGCAATTTCTCCAAGTAAAAAGGGTGGAAATCTAGCAGTTGTAAGTAGAGTATCAGATAAAAATTCTGGAGATGTAGGACATCCGATTCAATGGGACTCTTCACAAAATAACTGGTATATTAATGTTGCAACGGCATCTACTGAAAACTCAATTTATACTACAGTAGTTGGATTAGGAACAACTTCTCTTGGATATGCAACTCCAAGAACTTATATTAAGAGAAAATCGGACTTTAGAAATATTTCAGATACAATTTATAAAGTTCGTTATGTAATTCCAAAGTCTTCCTCAGTTACTGCTCGTCCACCTCTCGATGCATTTGTCATTCAGGATGCAAGTTCTGGCATTGGTACTGGAACTGCTGAAGTTTCCAAATATTTTGACTTAACAAACACTTTATCTCTTTCAAATGAGAATGAGCTCAGAAATCCAAGATTTATTTCAACTTGTACTTGGTCTTCTTCGGGCATTGCTACAGTTACAACTGAACTTCCTCACGATCTAAAAGTTGGAAATACCATTGAGATAATCAATGTTAAGAGCAGCCCAAATAATGTAACTGGAATTGCAAATACCGGATTTAATGGCACATTTACTGTTTCCGATGTCAATAATACCAGTCAGTTTACATATCAACTTTCAGATAATCCAGGTGTCTTTTCTAATAATACATCAGTTCGTGATGGGGATTTGCCAAGATTCTCAAGAAAAACAATAGGTGGGACATATCAACTTTATAGAAGTCAAGAACTTCAGGAGTATATTCCAAACGTTCAGGATGGTGTTTATCATCTTTTAGTCGTTGATGCTTCAAATTCACCATCAATAGAACCATTTACTGATTTAAAATTCTCTCAACCAATTCAATATCTCTATCCTCAGTTTAACAGAGATAATCCAACATCTGATCCAGAACCAACAAAATCTTTTGCAGTATCGGATGTTATTGGTAAAGTTGTCATTAATGAACCTCAAAAGTCACTCACAAAAGAAGCACTTAATGGATTCTTAGGTGATATTAATGTTGGATTTGGAATTACAAATATTGTATCAAATTCCGCAGGAACAGCACATACTATTTTCACTACTTATGATCACGGATTCGCTGGCATTACTTCAGTAAGTATTACTGGTGCTGGATCAACATATGCTGCAGGAACATATTATAATGTTCCTCTTGTTGGTGCTGCTGGTTCTACGACTGGTGACTATGCAACTGCTGCTGTAACTGTAAGTGCTGCTGGAACTATTAGCAAAGTTGTTGTAATGAATAGAGGTAGTGCTTATGGTATAGGAAATACTCTGTCTATTTTAGGTATTCCAAGAAATGCTGGTTCAATTGCCGCATATGTTACAGTTCAAAAAATTCAAAATAATATTGCAGATACTTTGGTCGTTTCTGGAGTAAGTTCTTCTCAATATAATGATGTTTACAGTATTACTCAAGTAACTGTTGGATCTACAAAGGCT